CGTTCGTCATCAACTTCTTCGTCAAATGTAAACTTATCTTCAATAAGAAAATCAATTTCTTCAGATGATAGATGTGGTTTTGATTGTTGATAGTATTCTCTAAGTAACGCAAGATCATCAGTGTTTGAATAATCTTTATTAAGCGCTACATAATCTTCAAGCGTTCCGCCTGTTTCGTTTATAAAATCAACAACCTTTTGAATATTTTCAGGAAGCTCTATACCTTGCTCCTCTTCTTTTTGAAATGCTTCTTCAACTTCTTCAGCAAGATCTTCAACTTCTTTTATTGTTTCTTCTTGCTCTTCCTCAACTTCTGGAAGCTCTTCTAAAATTACTTCTTCAGTTTCTTCTTGGTTTTCTTGTCCCACTTCTGGCAATTCCACTTCGGCTTTTTCCCCTGTTTCTTCAACCGGTTCATCTCCGCGTAGCACGCTGCCCTCTGGCTCTTGTTCTTGAACGGCATTTTCTTCTTCTTGTTTTTGTTCACTTGCAGGTGGTTGAGTTAAATCAACTTTATGCACTCCATCTTCAAATGTAGCACCTGCTTTTTCCTGCACAAGTTGTTCTTTTTCTTGTATTGATAGCTCTTCGCTTTCAACAACTTTTGCTTCTATGTTTTCAGACATAATAAAATATTATAAGATTATACACTATACATTACTTGGGTTCAAAAGAACCTAAGTCAAAATCACCGCTAAGTATGTCATTTCCTGCAGATTCAAATACTTTTGGCGGCAAATTGTTTTTTCTTTGGCTAATAAGCTCGCTTTGCTGCGATGCTTGTATTTTTGTTCGGTCGTCTTTGCGATCTTCTTTTTCTTTAATTGCGGCTTTAGTGGTTTCAACTTCTAGCCCTTTTAGCTGCATGTTCATTTGAAATTCAAGCTGCATCAAATCTTTCTTAAGCTGAGCTTCATTAGCCAGTCTTTGCATCTCAAGTTGTGATTCTAACTGTTTAAGCTCTGCTTTTTGCGCTGTTAAAGCTTGTTGTTTTTGAACCTCCGCTTGCGCAGCCACTTGTTGTGCCTGGGCATTAGCCTCCGATTGTGCTTGAATATTTTGCTGTTGCATTTGTTGATCGCGCTCAAGCTTTTTCTTTCTACGTATTTTTAGCATTTGATTTGCTAGCTGTACGTTTTTAATTTCGCGTAAATCAATAGCGTCTTCTAATTCAATAAGGCCAGCACTTAATGCTGCTTGTATATTGTTTTCAAGCTTTTGTGCCTCTTCTTCATCGGGCATCAAATCAATAAATATACCAAAGTCATGTATGTGTAGTTCACTAAGCTCCGATAACGTTGCTACATTATGAATACCAATTGACTGTATAAATGCCTCTTTAGCTGGTGAATATTCGATTACATCAGCAATACGCAGCGATATTTTTTCAGCTGTTTCTGCAGTTAAGAATAAACCACTTTGCAATATATGACGTGTAGCAGTATTGCTGTTTGCGGCTGCTAACTTTTGCACGCCTACTAGCGCTTTCGGATCAGGTGATGTCCCGTCTCTTGCTTCGTTTAATCCTGTAGCATCTCTCATCATTTGTAAATAATAGTTATACGTACTTACAAGCGAAGCTATCTTATTGCTACCACTATTTGAATTAATTTCTTGAATAGGCACTTTACCTGGGTTCATATCACCATCAGACGTAAATGACCTACCAATTACGGAACCAGTTTGGAAGAACATGTTTAGCGCTTCTTGCGGGCTATAATTTGTACCATTACCCAAATCAATTTCAGCAAGACCGTCCGCATCTAAATAAACACCGTCTGGTACCATTCTTGACATTACTTGTTGCAGCTTCAAGTGTGTAAGCTGTATCATGTCCGCAAATGTAGTAATCCGACTAACTAATGATTCTATCCGTCCGTTGTACATTCTCGGCGCGACTATAGAATAATTCATTCTAACTTTCGCGGCATCACTCTTTGGACGCAGCATATTTTCACATAGCTGCCATTTCAATAATACATTAGCACCTGGTATATATGCGCCTTCATAAAGTACCTCAATGTTTCTAGCTAATCTTTCAAATCTAGCACGGGGATCAATGGGCGGATTAAAATTTTCATCTTTTACTATAATTTTTTCTGCGCCTGTAGCTGTATTCTTTAGCTTATAAATTTCATTGTGAAATGTTTTATAATTAAAATACAATACATCTACCGTGTTAATGTCGCTTTTATTTGAATCAGGATTAAACTTATTATATGCTTTATAATTTGAATATCCTTTTGAATTAAGCTTTTCTAATTCTTCATTGGTTAAATCAGGAAATTGCTTTTTTAATTCGTTTAACGGTATTGTTTTTATTTCACCTATATAATATACATCATCAAAATAAGGAGATTCAGTATATGAATAAACTAAGTTTGTAGGGTCAACATATTCTATTTTAATACCCTCAGAGTTTGTATACGTTGTTTTTACAGCAGCTATACCTAATACTGCTAAATCGTAATAAAAACGTTTTTTAGTAAGCTCGTATCTATTTTTTTCAAAGGTAACTGTAATTGCTTGTTCTTCTGCAATTTCTATAGCTTCTTTATAGTTTAGCTGCATATGCAAATCCAACTCTTCTTGATTTGCAGGCAAATCTGATAACCCGCTTTCTTGCGTATTTATGCCAAACTCTTGTTGTATGTAGGCATCGAGTTCCTTTGCTTGCATATCACGAAGTATACTTTCCATATATTGAGTACGTTTCTCAACGCCAAATGGATCTTGTGAGTATGCTTTTATATCATAAGTTCTATTAGCCATACCATTAACAACTATATCTACAAATTTAGGTATAATAGGTACAGGCTTCCAATCTAAATTAAGATAAGACAAATCACCATTAATTGATAACTCGTCTTTATATTTTTGTACGGATTGCTCACCACGCGCATACAGTCTTAACTTATGATAAGAATTCTGATTAATATAAAAACGATTACCTGATGAATCTCTTTTAAACCATTCGTGCTCAATTGCTTTAGCTACGTTTAGCCCAAACTTTGAACTAGCTTTTTCAATATCGCTAAGCGTTTGACTTGGAAAATGACTTTTTGAAACGGATTCAGCCATAATTTTTTATTAGTTTTGATTTTATACCTTCGTTTTTATATTTAGCTATATTAAAACTTAGGTTTATTTTTTGTCTTTCTTGATTCGGAGCATACATATGTCTATTGCAAGCCATAATAGCAAGCCCGGAGCTTATTGCAGCATCAAACTTAGTTCTTTTAGCTAAATCGTATTTAGCCCAGTCGTTTAATGTAGCATTAAAATACATTTGTCCATATGAGCCGTCTTGTTGCAATCCTACATATTTTTGTATATAAGATTCTATTGCTGCGGCATGAGCCTGTTTAATATCTTCACTTGAGTTTGGCATTCCGCCTATTTCTTTTTCAGCAGCAGACAATTTATTAAATGCTTTATCAGGTCTGTTTATTGAAAACTTCCTGTAACCTCTGCGCTTTAAATAATACAATAATCTAGGTTTGTTATTTTCTGCAAGTATCGGCATACCGTAAAAGTGTAATGCCATAAGCACATCTTCAAAAAACATTTCAGCTGTTTGAGGTCGTGCAACATATTCAAGAAAAAACATATTAGATGGAGCTTCGTCCATATTAAACTTAGTCAACCCGTGCAAAGCGCCTTTTGATCCTTTACCGTCTGTCGTTCCTGATATATCATATGAGTCACAGCCAAATGCACCAATATGTTCATTAGCAGGGTAAAGCACCCCTCTTTTCTCTATTACGCGGTTTTGTAGATTTGTAGGCGGAACCCAGCTAACTTTAAACCTACCGTTTTGGTTTGGGTTAAATATTACTTTACTATCTTTAATACCATCGGCCCAGCTAAAGCTTCCCTGTGTTATACCCGCCGACGAATATACATCGTCGTTGTAATCTATTTGTTCGTATATTTTCGCAAGGTTAAATATACTATTTTGCGTTTCGTCTCTAAATGCGTGTTCTTCCGTACGCGGGAACTGGCGATAGAGCTCGTTTAAAGCATCCTGGTCGCCTTTTAACCCATCAACTTCATTGTTCCAATGATCTATAACTCCGATCTCAATAAAGTCTCCGTGCGGTCCCTCAACCGATTTTTTCGGCGTATCAAAGACAGGGTTTCCATAAGAATCAATGAATCCTTCGTAGTTCCATTCCATAGGCATGAACAAAGAATATAATCCTGAGCGAGTCTGTCCATTGGCGTTTCGCTTTGTAACGTCCGAGTCATAGTATAATTTTTTAAAATTTTCTCC